AGCGTTACAATACTTGCACTGTCTTCGACAAAGATCACGAAGCCCGTGTTGACAAGCGGTGGAAACATAAACATGATCTGTCATGTGATCTCCAGGGGATGACACGGGCAAAAACTTTCTCAGAAATGTCCCCCCGGGGATTTTTTGGGGAGCCGGGCGATGCATAGGGGGGGTATGATTCGCGAGACCCCCCTCCCCCCTTTAGAAAGAGAAGGATCTCACGGAACCATCATGGCGTCCCCTCCATGAACTAAAAATCTTTTGTAACTTTCTTATAAATACCTAAAACATTCTCTCTTACTATCTCGTCTATCGCTTGCTCATTAGCAAGTTCTTGATCAGCATCCGACAGCTGGTCAGAGTCGGTCAAGATGCGTGCTAAGAAGTCAGGCGTATGGTAACCAGACGACGTGTCATATGCAAACCATGCAGGGTACTCATCGAAAGGATCATGTGGATTGTCAACTGTTGTTAGTCTTGAACGTAACACATCTTGATCCTTTCTATTAAGCAGTGGTTGCAGTGTCAAGAGTAGTAAGAGATACGCCAAGTGCAGAAGCTACCTCAGCTCTAGTGTAACCAGAAGCCAGCATTGCTTGTGCTCTATTAGTCTTAGTAGGAGTCATGAGCTTAACGCTCTTAGGTGCAGCAAGATCCTTAACTACATCCATGTCGGCGTTGTTAAGGATGTCACCAAGCTTGGACGCACTAACAGCGTTAGCTTGAATGGCTTCCCATTCATCAGATGTGATCTTGATTCTCTGCTTGCCTGCACCTGTACGAACACGAGCATCAGCAAGGGCCTGGAACTTAAGCTTCTTAAGAGTTTCTGAATCCATGTTAGGATTGTAGTCTCTCTTAGCCTTGATAGAAGCATTGGCTATTAGCTGGGCCTGGCGTTCAAGGGGCCGGTTCTTTACGGCGAGGGCTAGTTTAGCTTCAAGAGATTTAACTTGAACACCATACGTTTTCCTAGCAGAGGGCGATTGTTTTGGGGCGGGGGTTCTTAAAGCATCTAGTCTTGCCTGGTTAGCTAGCCCCTTCAACCTATTAGAATGATGGGCATAGATGCGTTCCACTGGTGTACCAGATGACAGGACGTTAGCATCTGTTACTTCTGCTAGCTTAGTACTACGAGTAGTAGCACTCTTACCTGTCCTGAAATTGACACGATTGGTAGGCTCAAACCTAAGCACACCAGTGTTGGGATCAACAGGCCCACCCTTACCTACAGTACGGGGCTTACGCTCAGGTACGTCTACTCTAGACTTAGCTCTAGAGATGAGGGTGGATGCGCCACCACTCTGATACTTCTGCTTGAGCTGCTTGATTCCATTGTCATTGTAAGACTGCTTATGATTAAGTCCATGCTTCTCTGCATCAATGACTACCATAGAATGCTTAACAGCACGAGCAAGCTCCGCTGGCGGGGCCTGACGAAGAGACATGTCCGTGATAAGGTTCGACACCTTACCCATCTCTGTCTGAGTATTCGTCATCTTCTTCATACCTGAGTATCCTGGATAGGATGACCTAGGATCGAAGCCTTTTAGATCAGCGAGAGCAGGATCTGAGCGTACTCTACGTTGATTGTTGGGGATGACGAGGACCGTATCTCCATCAAAATCTGCACCAGATAAACGTTCAGCAACAGTGTGATGAATCCCAATAGCATCACGAGAATTTCCAAGAAGTTTTCTTCCTTCTGCATTTCTGTTATTGACCACCAGTTCAGGAATTTCAAATGGGCCACCATGTGGGTGTCGAATCAGTACGACGCGAGATCCATTGGTATAATTAGGTGCATAGATTTGTGTTGGTTCGATCTTGGAGATGGGAAGGATAACATGGGTAGCTTGCTTTGGTAAAGCGGCTGCCTTGAGATGAACAGACGCAGCATCGGTACCAGCAGCGAAGTCCTCAAGCAAACGCTTACGAACAACAGGGTTAGTTAGCGCCTTGATCTCATCATGTTGTGCCTTTCGCTGCTCATAGGTCAGATCGAGCTGTGATCTAACGAGAGCAGGACTCTGCTTGGACAACATTTGAGAAGAAAGAGTTTTACTCCATTGCTCCCAGTTACCTTCATCATAAACGATGTTCATGGACGAAGTAACCTTACCGTTTGGTGTACCGATGTTGTCACCAATCTGACGGACAATGGTACCAAAGGGAAGTTCAGGATTCTCTTTATCCAAAGGCTTCAACGCGTCTAATTTATTTCCAGTGTTAGCTTTTTTCGTATTGAACTGAAGGTCTACACCATCAGGTAGATCATCCTTGTAGATGGCCATGCCTTTGATGTAGTGATCCTCGCCAACCTTGATGCGAACCTGCGCATACTTTGCTCCACCAAGAGAGACGTCTTTTACCCCTGGTCGAACAAAGACTACGCCATCCGCTTGCGCGCCACCATCTTCTTTGTACTTGATGTCAAGACGCTTTGGGTTGATACCGATAGGATCCTGAGCCCTACCGTAAGCTCTACCTCCATCATCAGAGAACCTACCAATAAACTGGATCTTATCTCGGTTAAGAAACACATCTCTCTGGGTGACACCGGGCGCGGCAAGCACCTTTACAGTGGTCTCCAACCCAGTACCGACCTGTGTGTACTTAACTGTGTGGTAAGAATATCCTTCTTCTCGAAGCATTGCTACAGCATTGGCCAGGCGGGTGGCAGAGACACCGTTACGACCAGCTACATTGATGTAGCTTTCAACACCAGTACCAACATCAAGGTAACCCTTGTCGGCTACCTCAGCCTTAAGCATGTCGGCAGTACTCTTAAGTACATCCGCTTTGTCCTTGGCTCCAGGAGCAAGCAGAGATCTGACTGTAGATTCGTTCTTGCCCATACGTTCACCAATGGCGACGTTAGACATACCTTTATCCTTCAAACGCTGAGCCATAGCAATATCGGCTTGACGTTGTCCGTTTGTGGCAATGGACTTGGCTGCCCTAAGTTCTGAGATAGAGACGTCCATGCCTCGAGCGATCTCGGATTCGCTGAGCCCATTCCCCTTCAAGTCATTAACAAAATCTATAAACTGCTTGTTACGCTTGTTAGGACTCGTGCTAACATTTTCAGGACCACCAGAGCCCCATGGATAACGACCAGACCTACGAAGGATTCCATAGTGGAGTAGGTCGTCTTCTTGCAACTGCATCAGATCTACCCCCTAATATCGCTCGGAAGCTTTCATTGCCTCTACCTGTTGGTCGAAATGAATAATAGTATCCATGACTTCAAGAATTGTCTCAACGAATGGAACGTGCACTCGAACCTCATCGCGTTGATAGATACGAAGCTCTATCTCAATGGATGTTGGGTCAACGGCATACTCTAGGCAGAATATCGCTGCGTATACCTCGAGTTGATGAAATGATGTAGCGACGATTCCTGTTTTGAGATCGTGGATTCGAAGTTTATTCCTACGAAAACCGATGGTATCGGCGGTTCCGAAACAATTATCCGAGTAATACAGTGATTGCTCGCACACCATCTTGTACCCGAGAGCGTCCTTGACATATACGGACAATGCCTTGTGCGAAGAGGACAATTTGATACCAAGGCGTATTGCTTCGTGGGCAAGACTGTGTAGATCAGTACCTCTCCGCGCTGACTGGTAGGATGCATAGCGTGCCTCCAGTTTTTGATCTGTATAATTAAGCCAATGATAATTACTAGGGCTAAGGAACGCGTGCTTACCCTGAAGACTCGAATGTTGATTGAAGATCATTTAGAACATCCTCCTCATTATCAGGATTAATGAAAGAGGCAAACGACATCTCATTAAACTTATCAACAAAATATCCTTGATTAGGCCTCGCAGATGCCGTGCGGCTCCTCTTCACTTCAAGCATGGCCCATCTATCACCATACAGAATAATTAGATCTGGAATGCCCGGCATCCAAGATGGATCAGTACGTATGATTGTACAACCAGGAAAAAGGTCTCGAAGACGTTTGACAAGATCAAGACGATACGCTGATTCGAGCATTAGCAGCTCCTTAGTCTCAAAACCTCAGGCTCATTCTGTTGATTATAAATGTCGAGGTATTCTTGAAATATGCCTTCGGGTGCATCAGTCACGATCACAAGCGTGGCACCGATAGACGCCGCGTTTGAATCGAGAGAACTCTGAATGTCTTGACGAAGATCGTTACCGCGTTCACAAGACAATTGTTTTTCGTCCAAGTAATATTTAACACCAACACCAAGCATCACAACAACGACGGCAAGTAACACATATTGAATGGCCGTATTAATGCGATTCCACCTTATTTGGTTTATCGCTGCTTCGAACGACTCACGAGTCTTAGTGAGTTCTGTGAGAATCCGTTCAACTTGCTCGTCGTTCACCTTAATCCTCCTTACTTGCGATCGTCTGTTCGTATACCACTGAGATCTTCTTTGGCTTGGATAACTTGATCCTCTACTCTATCCAATATTTCTGTCATTTTAAGGACGGCTAAATCAATTTGAAGACGAGCAGATTTGACTTGGGCTTCGGACTCTCTTCTACGTCGATGCCTTAAGAGGGGCATATCATGTACCACCAACACGGTTGTTCCCTTGCCCGCCGTGTCTCAACGCGTAACGAACTTCATCAAACGCTTTAGTATTAGTCTCTAATTGTTTATTAGATTCTTTAACCGCCGTAATAAGCTCCCGATCTAAGTCTTGCCGACCTTCAAGTACATCTGTGTTCCGAGAGATAGCGGGGAGTACTTTTGTGAACACGTCTTGGATCATAACGTCACGATCAGCAATAGCTTTATCTCTGTCCTTCAAAATGATAATAAACATCTTGTAAGCGAGATAAGCTAAAGCAACAACCCCAACACCAAGGGGACCGTATCCATACAGAACTTCTTCTGGAGTTGCTGCAAACATCGAATTCACACTCTCCCTTCATTATACAACATGTACGAGGCGCGGACTTGTATATACTTTAGATAAATTTGAACTCGCCACCTATAGGGAAGACTCTTGTGTGATTCATAAGTGAGTTCCTAACATCGGTCGCCAAACTCCCTGTGGCAATAGCTGCTTCTATAATGTTTTCGTGAACGATTTCAGTCATTATGTTTAAAACAGGGCCAGCGTACCACCATGATTCTTCACGACTAAATTGTTGCATGTATTTCCAAGCGAACCATCGAGGACGCCACACAATGTTGTCGGCATGAAGATTATCTCGATCCCCATCCATGATAATCGGTGTATTAAATATCTCAGTTTTACCTTCTACAAATTCTCGAGCAACCAGTCCTCGGACAGCGCGACGATGTTGACGACCATCTTGCCATAACCCAACCGTTAGTTCTCCAGTCGCGTTATGCGATAACCCCATCTCTGTGTCTCGTTGGAGATTCATCACTCTACCATGATTTGACACAGCATACATTCGAAACTCTGAAATGACACGAAATTCTTCCATTTCTCCTCCAAACGGCAAAAACCGTACAAATGTACACTTTTTAGGGTATAAAAAACTTTGTATAGAATTTGCGCTTTGTATATAGTATTAGCTCTATTTATACATATTCTATATACATACCTATTATATAATACTATAGTAAGTAATATATATAGCTATTTGTACAAGAACGGTTGTTTTCCCAGGTCAGAGCCCGGCAAACTACCGTACAAATCGAAAACAAAGTGTACAAAACGCATATTATTTGCCGGAAAGCTCGTTTTCAACCCACTTCTCGAGCTCTTTTCGCTCATTAAAACTCTTCTTTGACGACAAATAATATCTAATTGTACGGTCGACATAAGACCCCGATTGGAGCACATAATAGTACAGATTCGTGTAAGATGTGTTCAATCTGTCGATGCGTCCTTGGGCTTGGACGAAGTTTTTGTAAGAGTATGTGAGAGAATAGAACGCCATTGCGTCAGTAGCTGTGCAATTCCATCCTTCAGATCCGGCGGTATATTGCACGAGGTACACCCATGACATCGATGTGGGAACCTCTTCGTGTTTGTGTCCGTTCCATTCGTAAACATCAAAATCCTCCTTCAAAGTCCGTAGAATTTCTAACTCATAGTCGAAGTTGTAGAACACAATCAACCGCGGATGGAACTTCAGAAGCAGTCTGATCGCCTCAATACGAGATCGATGAGAGTTCACAACCATCCGCATGTATCGCCACAATTCCGCAATATCCTTGAAAGGACGGTTCTCGCTATGATTCCAACGCTCCTTCTGTATAGATCTCTCAAGTCCCTTGTAGTATCCCACCTCAAGCCAATTCACTATCCTCTCTGTGTGTTTGATGTATGGCATCTCCACAAGGACCTCATTGCGTAACCGCTCAAGTCTTTGCTCACCGATGTACCCAATGATCTTAGGGAACTTTATATAAGGAGCATAGACAACATGTCGACGTTTGAAGTCGGTGACATTCTTATACCACCCATTAGCAATGAATACGGGGGCGTAGTCGAGCCATGTGTCTCCAGGAGTTGCGCTAAGGAGTATCCATCGGTTGTCCCTAGCAATTCTGAGAAAAGATTTAACCCACGCGCCATGTCCGACAAGCCTCTGTTCGTCAAAGATAAAGAACGAATCTCTAATGTTTTCGTATCGTCCAATATTATTCCATGAATCAATAGTAAGTATTCCCCCAACTGTACTATCCCTACTACACCCAATCCCGAAGTGACTGGCCTCACCCAACCACTCGAGACTATCGCGTTTTTTAGCCGTTGTGATAACATAGACATCCTTAGGCTTCTCATACTTCATATAGTATGCCATTGCGGTAGCAGATTTACCACTACCTACGCCACCATACAAGATTCGTCCATTACCAAGACTATCCAGAGCCTCGATCTGGTGAGGCATTAGTTCGATCATTATCTGCCTCCTCCAAAACTATATACAAGGGTCAAAAAAGATATTGAATGTAGGAGCCCCCGGCGAGGACCCCTACAACATTCAATGCCCGCAGATGATGAACCCGTACGGAACGCAATGCTGGCGCTCGTAGGGAACCCAGCTGTTGTTGCTACCTGGAGGACTGACAGCCACCCAATACTGGAAGCTGTTTCCGAAGAAGTCCTCGCGACAGTAGTAACCGATGATCCCAGGCCAAACGCCGTAGACGTTCGAGTGGGTAATCGTCATGCCGGTGCTCTGGCGATGCTTCGAGCAGTACCAGTACGACTCATTCGACTCATTGTGAGCCGCCGCGGGAGTTGCCTGCACGACAAGCAGACCAGAGAAGGTCATGCCCAGTGCAAGCAGGAT